TTCCATTGCCGGATAAACCAGTAACAAAAATAGGATAGAACATACCAGACTTGACAACTTTCTCAATCAGAGAAAAGTTGCCCCAAGGTACGAAACCCTCAAAGAGTGAAGGAACCAAATTTTGTTTTTCCATATTAGTCGCAACCAGACTAACAGTCGAAACTACATCAGATGTAACTGGAGCAGAAACAATAGGAGCAGGAACATTTTCACTAGGAAGTGAAAACTGATTGTAACCCGTTTTACAGGCTTTCCAGAACCAAGTAGGTTTTGGTATACCAAGTTTTTTTGAGACTTCAATACTATCTGATTTTGATATTATCGAACCGCAACCAAACATCTCAGAAGCGGTATCTACAAATAACTTTTTTCTTGGAGATAAATACATATTATAACTTTCCTTTTTCAATTGTAAAACTCTTTGATCTCTCATCTTTATTAATAGTAACATATAGAATTAAAATAGTCAATCATAATAGACTCATGCCATGTCGATTATGATTGTGTGTGACATTTTTATCACTAAGCTACCAACTTCACAAATTTGTTTAGTAGTTGGCGGCTGTCTATTTTACCCTTCATAGATTTACCAAAGGCAGACTTTAGTTTTGCTTTCGTGGCACCTATTAGTTCATCACCTAGACCACCAGACTCTACCATTAAAGAATTACCACCTGGCAGAATATACATCTCATCATAACCAGTAGAAGTAATTGCAAGATATTTTTCTTTATTGATTTTCTTAACCAAGTCCATACACTCTTTATCATAAGAAGATATATTACAAACATTAGCAATAGTACGTTTATCAACTCTTCCAGATCTACCAGAACCAGCGATAAAAAATCCAATTACATTCATATCGTAAACTCGATTCTTCAACAATTTAAGCAACCCTTCTGAGAATTTATTACCAGAAATATCAACAGTTTTATTTGTTATAGGATCAGTAAAAATTATTTCCTTAGCACCACGACTCCAACTAGATAGAACTGTTGTACTTTCTGTATGAGAACCAACTTGACCACGGCGATCATTTTCGTTTGTTATCAAGTCATAGTCCATAACACCAGCAGGGTTGTTAGAAACACCATCAGTAAGAAATATTGTATTAACTTTCTGAACACCAGTTTCACTTTTGAACTTAGGAACAATTTGCATCATGGCTACGATTGCATCATTTAACGGAGTGCCACCCAATTCAAGCTTATAAGGGGATGCGTAAGGATATCCCATTACAGATCTATCATTGTATGAAAAACGATTAGCATACATGAACAAAATATTCATCATTTTAATTTCATCTTTAATAGACATTTTATTAGAAAAGAAGTTTAAAAGTTTAAACTGCCGCATTTTCATATCACCAGCTTTATATTCCTGACAAGGATTTATCGACTCATTACCATCCAAGTATCTATTCCCCCTAGCCCTATCATAACCATCAGAAAAGGCAAACACTTCAAAAGGAATTCGTGTCTGGCGGCAGAACCAAATTAAATTGAACATCTGAGAAAGAGTACCTTTTAGATTGTCTGCCATAGAACCAGACCAATCAAGACACATAACCATACCGTGATTAGTAGCACCAGGCAAAGTAGTAACTTTTTTGAATATATCATCATTATATTTGTAAGTGTGTAACTTACCCATATCTAAAGAACCAGTTTTTGAAACAGCGGCACGAGCATATGCATCAGCAGACTTTTTCATTTCAAATTCTTTAACCATATAAGAAACAATTCTTTTAGAATCTTCTTTGAGAGTGTCGATTTGTTCTGCACACTTTTCTCTATATAAGTCATTACTAGCTGCCTGTACAGAATAAAAATCACCAAATTCTTCAATCAAAACAGAAGGAGCAACAATAAGTTTATCCAAATCAAGTTTTGGTATGTTAGCATAAACTCTATCTTTAGCTAACTTATCTCGCAAAGATTCCATACCATCCCTAGATGCATCATCAGTAGTTGCTATGGGACCAGTAGGGGCAGGAGAATTAACACCGCCTTCTGATGTAAATTTTCCTTTTAGTCCATCATTAGAAGTGTCAATCCCAACATCATCAGACCCCACACTGCCATTCCTATCGGTATCATTAGTAGAATCTTCATTTATTTCTTCTCCTTTATTAGAACCATTACCATCTTTGGTATCATCGGCATCATTATTAGACTCATTACCAGAAGTCCCATTATCAGAATCTCCATTATCATCTCCTTCACTTTTTTCACCAGAGGCAGACCCTTCTCCCTCTTCACCAGAATCCATCGACTCTCCGTTCTCACCGTTATCGTGATTGTCAGTCTCAGATTCGTTTTCTGACATCCACTTGTATAATTCTTCAGCAAGATCAAGAACATCATCAGGTGTTTCGGTTTTTGCAGTACGATCAACCCATACCTTTTCTTCAGTAGAAAATGGGATTGTCTTATCACCAGACTTAAAAAAGATATTGATTCTGTCGATCAAATTTAAATCAGCCATATCTTTATTAGCAGTACCAAAGAAATCTCTAGAAACTAAATCAACATAACCACGAATAAAACAACCTACCGTGCCAGGATATTTTAGTTTAACTTTCTTCTCAATACGAGCATCCTCAATAATATTTACAAAAGAATGATTGATACCACGTAGAGCAGCGGTTTCCAACATATCCAATGGGGTGTATAGAGCATGACCAATTTCATGGCAAGTCATTAGATCAGTAATATCAGCAGTCATCTCTTCATCTTTCCAGATGGGGAGTCCTAACTCACGAGTTTTTGAATTAAAGTATGCTGTTTCCATTTGCTTATAAACTACGAAAATATCTTCAGTAGCAAGCAATTTGGCGATTGTTGATTTGTTTTTCATAGTCGGACCCTTTGTTTGTTTTCTCATCATATATACAGAATACACCATAGAATAAGAATAGTCAAGTAAGAATCAACGTATAACAGGGTTTTGAATCATTTTAATTGAAATTAGGTAAAAGTGTGACATTTTTATCACAATTTACTATCACGCAAACTGGGGGTTTGTCAAGGGTTTAATTTAAGAAAGTCTCCAACCTTTTTCTGTAATATCCAACAACACTTTTTGTTCTAACAAAAAATAGGTTTGTTTAGATTGTTCTTTTATCAAAGTTCTAAATCCTGAGCTTCATTATACAGGCTCTTCATGGTGTTTTTGAGTCTGTTTTTATCCAGAGTTACATCAAGCTCATCTACGTATTTTTCCAACAATGTCACAGTATCTTCTGAATTTTCCACAATTTCGTCCGACACATTACTAGCATCTAACTCTGAAAAATCTTCTATGATTTTAACCTCATATGCATCTACAGCTAAAAGTTTATCTGTAAATTTATCAAACTGATATAAGTCTTTTTTATTTACTACAATTACTTTAACATAATGATTTTTGTATTGTGACATATCATAATTTTCATAATTATTTACAGTATCATCATAAAAAATCTTTTTGTATATCGTATGAGGATTCACTATACGTTCTAATTCTCTAGTTTCTGTATCAAAAATATGAAATCCTTTTGGATCATTATAGTCATTCCAATATATCTCATACGGCGTGCCTAAATAATATATTTGTCCATCATCATTTTTATGATGAAAGTGCCCACTGAATATAGTTTCGAATCGTTTAAATTCTTGTTTATCCCAACCACCCTGACAAACCACTTGACCAGCGTTCATTGCAAACCCATTAATCTCAAGATGACCCATAAGTATATCTGCATTTGCAGTCTTTAATGCCGTCATGGATTCTTCATAATTGTCTGCATTAATCCACGGCATTAGTAAAATAGGCAATCCATCAAAATTTATAACTTCAGGTTTTGAATATATGTTAATAAGCCCACCAGTAATCAACTCATTCATAGAATTTACTTCGCTTGTATTTTTATAATACGTATCATGATTTCCTATAGTAATATGTAAATCAATACCAAGTTCTTCAAACTTATCAACAAAACCTGTTCTAAATTCTGTGGCTGTTTTATAAGAAACATATTTACGGCGATCCATAACATCACCCATATGAATACAGGTAGTTATGTTATTCTCCACTAGATATGGAAAGAAAGTATTTTCATAAAATTTAAAGAAATAATCACTAAAATTTTGATTATCATTTCTCGCTCCGAAATGGGTATCGGTAATTATAGCTATTCTCAATCTATACCCCTTCCAGCAACTTTATCTATATTTTCATCCAATTCCATAAAATTCTCTAAACCTTTTTTCTTTACTGGATCATTTAATTTTGTTTTATATACAGGTTCATCAGGAACCATGAGATTAGGATCAAACCCTCTTACTAGATATCCTGTGTCATCCCCTTCCATAGTTGTCCATGCTACATAGTCTTGTTTAGAAATCATTTCGTTTCTAACATGAGTTTGTTTTTTCTCTTTTTGGATTCTTCGGATGAAGGCGTAATAGATGATTTGAGTAAAGTAGGCGAAAGGATTCGATGACTTTTCTGGATTGAAATTCTTAACATATTGAAGACAGTTTTCGATGCCATCGCTAATCATTTCATCCCTGTAAGTATAATTAATAAAATTTGGTCTATAAGATAAATGTGTAGCTATTTTCATAAAACACTCTGCAATATAATTTGTAACAGGAGGCACCGTATCCCCTTTATCCAAATCAAATGTTTTATTCCACTCGACCATTGCACCAAGAAATTCTTTATTATTTACGTAATGAGGTTTATCTTTTTTATTAGCCATAATTACTCCTTTAATTTATATTAATTATATAGACTAAAAGTAATAAAGTCAAGGTACTTCTTAAATCATGAGGAGACTTGACTTTGCTAAGAATATGTTGTATAAAGGGTATGTCCTTTATGCAGAACATTACTTAATGTATTGAATTGCTATCAGGTTCTATAGATTCTAATAGCTCATCATATATTTCTTCTTTAGAAATATTATCGCCTAAGTCATCTTCGAAGATATCTTCTTCGTCAATTTTTTTTAATACATATTCATAATATCTTGTGAGTCCAGGCGAAACATCTGTCATCAACATAATGCTGGTATATGCAATTTTAAAAGAATGAGCCTCTGTATAAGGATGTATCCACGGACTTAAATTTAAAGATTCTTCAATTCTACCAGCTGACATCTTTGGTATAACTTGCATTTTTAATGGGCATATCAAATTAATATGAGTTTCATTTTCTTCTTCTATAGTGCAAACTAAATCTTCTCCATTAATTAATTTCACAAGTTTAAATTTTGACGTATCTGAAAAAGTATTCATTTTAATTTTACCTTACTAATATCATAATTGAATTGCTCTTCGTTGTATATACTTATACGTTCTTGAAAATGGTTAAGTGTGAAGTTCCTTCTTTCATTATAGCTGATATCATCTGCAATATCATATACTAAAACAGAATCCTTAGTTCCACTTTGCCTAAGCCCTCTTCCAATTGATTGGAGTACTCGAATTTTGGACTTACTTGGACTTGCGAGCACGATGTTGTGAATGTTACGAATATTAATACCAGTAGAAAAAGTACCATAGGATGCAATAGTTGTAGACTTAGTATGCTTCTCAACCAAGCCACGTATCTCTTCCCTTTCGCTTGTAGCAGTTCCCCCATATACAAAATAAACATTTTCACTTCCCTTCATCTTATCATTTAATATTTTACCGTGTTTCTCTACCAGTTGATAAAGGCAAAGAGTATTGCCGTTAAGATGACGTAATAGATTGACCACAAAATCAGTTCTTTTCTCGTTGGTAACAAGAAACTCAAGTTCTTCAGCATAAGTCATTTTCTCCCTTATATTTGGATGTCTCAATATAATGCATTTAATTTTTAAATCTGCAAGAGTATTTTTATCGATAAGCTCTTTTGTAGTGACAACTTTTTCTACTGCACCAAATAGTCCCTCTAGTACTAATTGATGCGTCTGTGTACCGTCTAGCGTCCCTGTGAGACCGAATCTATACTTACATTGGTGTAACTTAGTCATAATGCCAGTAAGAGACTTTGCCTTAAACATATGAGCTTCATCACCAATCACACATCCAAAATCATTAAAATAAGACTTTGGCATCTTATAGAGGGATTGCCATGTAGATATCACAACGTCTTTTGTAACTTTACGATCATGACCCTGATATATTTTTTGACAATACGTACCAGAGCTCCAACCATAATCTTGGAAGTCTGTGTACATCTGTTCTACAAGTGAAGTAGTTGGAACCAGTATTAAAGTCTTTAGTCCCATCATCTGGTAATAACGTACCAGAGAATATATTATTAACGATTTACCAGAAGCAGTAGGAGAAACAAGAAGAGCCCGATCTCTAGAAATGGCAAGTTGAAAAGCTTCCACTTGATAGTCTCGAACTTTGAGGGACTTACCTTGCGATTTTGGTTTGAGGGATTTGATAAATCCTCCAGCAGTCTTACTATCCACATGTTTGTCATTTTCTACTCCTTCTTCTATTATATAGGAAATCTTGTTACTATCACCAAATTTCTTGATGTATGGTAATAGCCCTACATAAATCTCACCTGTGGCTGGAGAGAACAATCGTATCTTACCATCCCACATACGATTACGATACATGGGCATAAATTTAAAGCCAGGAACTTCAAACGTAAAGAACTCTGAAAGTTCTTGGTTTGTAGATGGGTCTAGGTCTGTTATGACCAGAAATACTTCGTTTTTTTTAGATATTTGCATTTTGCAAGGTATGGGCTTCTCCATACTCACCCCTCATAATAACATTCCACGAAATAGTGATTCGCTCTCCCTTATTACTAGGAACCCAATGTTGTAACCAAGATGGAAACACTACGCCATGGCCGGTCTTAGAATGTACTTGAAACATATTAGAGTTTTGTATTAGGTACTTATCCTTTCTAGGTACGAGCACTTTACATTGACCTCTTGGGTCAAAAAATTGTGTACCAGAGGTTTTCTCTGATGCCTTTAGGTAATATATACCAGAGTGAATACTATTTGCATGGGTGTGTGGTGGATGAATACTACCATCATTCTGTAGGTTAGCCCACATCTGTGTCACTTCTACCTTCTGATATTCATATCCTTCTTGCACAAAAATATTAGAACTTATTGCATGTACAAAGTCTGTGAGATATTTAAACTCAGGTTTTAAGTGTAGATTATCATCTCCTTGATATAATCCAAAAGGAGCATCTTCACCTGTCTGTACGTTCTTGTATTTATTTTCAAACTTATCTGCAATATAATCAATCATATCTTTGTGTTGTTGATCTGTAACCTCAGATTCAAACTCGTAGATTGATGTTGGAAATAAATTTGTTTTACTTACATTAACCATGTCACTATGCTCCATCGTGTCCCTTTAGTTACAGCTTTTGCTTCGTGAGGAAACATAAAGTTTGAAGGGAATATAATTGCTGAACCTTGTTTCGGTTCAAATTTCTTATCTGCTACGTAGAACTCTCCACCCTCATAATTATCATTGAGGTATAGAAGAGCAGATACTTGAGGGTATCCATATTGTTGGCCATGGCTGTGATGTATGTTGTCTACGTGACTTGACATAAATCCACCTTCGACATATCTGTTTATTCTAAAATCTG